CTTGTGAACCATATCTTGCACGCATTGCGAAGATAAGACCTGTAGGACCAGTCATAGGCTGAACACCACAGATATCGTATGCGATTAAGTTAGGAACAGCACGTCTTACCAATGAGATAAGAATTGGGTCATAACCTGCACCAGGACCTGCAGCAGCAGAACCACCTGTAAATCCACCGGTTGTACCGACGTCATTAGTAGGTGCTTCAGAAAGCAAGCTAGTCATGTTAGCAGATAAGTCACCAGTTTCTGCTAGTGCTTTTTCTGTGTTCTCAAGAATAGTAGCTGTAACTGCTCTTCTATGAGAATCACTAATTGGTGAAAAAGATTCGTGCGCTAAAATTGGCTCCCACTTTTCCACTAGTCTTGTATAGTTATCCATTTTGGATCTCCTTTATTTAATTTAAATTTAATTTAAAAAACCAAATTCAATTATTCTACTTCTTAGTGTTGAAAGCTTCAACTAAAGCATTAATAGAAGTGTAATCAGAAGCTGGTTTAGTTACTTCCTGTTCTTCTAGAATAATTTCGTCATTTTCTTCTTGAACATCCTTATTTTCTACAATAGGTTTGTCGCTGAAGAAAGACTCCTTAATTACTTGAAGATTTTCTGCATAAGCTTCTAAATCTTCAATATCAAGCTTTTCAGACAATACTTTCAAACGCTCTACCTGATTCTCAGATAAACCTTCTGCAAGTTCGTCAAATTTTTGTTCTGCTTTGAAAGTTTGAATTTCTTTCTGTAATTCAATGTTCTCATTTACGAGGTCATTTGCTTTTCCTTCCAATTCAGAAACTTGTCCTTCTAAGTTAGACACAACGTCAACTGATTCTTCAGAAACAGTAACATTATGTTCTACGAATAAGTTCTTAAGACCTGACATTAATGATTCCGCCATCTCAACCTTAATTCCAGATTCGACTGCGATTTCATTCTCAGACATCCACTCAGATACAACGTAATCTAAATACTTATCAACATTCTCAGAAATGGTATCTAATTTCTCAGTTACTGCTTCTTCCAATGCTTCGTCTAAAGACTTAGTTAATTCTTCACGAATTGTCTCAGTTCTTTTATTTACTTCTTCGTTTAATGCGGCTTCAAATACAAGACTAATCTTGCCTTTGAATTCTTCGGATAAATCTTCGCCTTCAATGATTGACTCAATTGAAGATTCTACAACTACTTCCTCTACTGTTTCAACTTCAGCGTCAACTTCAGTTTCTTCAGCAGTAGGTACAGGCTTGCCTGCATCTGTTTGACCAGGAACTACTTTCTTACCGTCAGCTGCTCCTTTTGGCTCGTCAGTTGTTGTCTTCTTCAGCTTGTCCTTTTTACCTTCTCCACCTTCAGGTGTTACAGCATCAGGGACCATTGAGACTCCATCATCAGCAACGAATTTTTCTTCTACGTTTGCCATTATTTTTCTCCTTTAAATTTGTTTTTAATTTACAAATATCTTTATAATAAACTTGACTGTTTTTATTTATAAAAAGTTAATTTCTCAAAGTACGGATAAATGTTTCAAACATTCTTGTTGCCGTTGCTTCGTCAATAGTTTTTACTACTCTGTTAACCTTTTTCTCAACTTCTTCTTGGATATCCTGAATAACTTCAGTAGCTCTCCAATTCCCAGAAGCGATATCGTAGTAATATTCAACGTTCTCCATGATACCATTTACGAACGCGTTTGGTGCTGAAGGGTCAGTAACAATATCTACAGTAGAAAGGTGGAAATCCTTCTGCACTTCCATAACTCCATTTCTACCTGCCTTGACCGAACCAAGACCTCGAGTCGAAACTCCAATCTTTACTCCTTCGTCTAATAGGCTTTTAACGATTTCCCCCATCGGTGTTGATAAGATTTTAGCTTTACCATAAAAATCGTTGCCATCTCGTCTCATGTCAGTAATTAGATGTGAAACGCGATCCCCGTTGATTTGTGGACCATCAGGGTGACCTAGTTCTCCAAGAGCACGTTTAGTTTCAATAAACTCTTTATTATAGCGATCCATTTCGCTTTCTAAAGTTGCACTTGGATAAATTCTTCCATTGCGATTTTTAATATCGCCTTGCATGAAAATTCCTTCAATAAAGTAATTCTTTTTGCCGTCTTCTTTAGCTTCTGTAATTACCTCTACTGAATCTTCTGTATATTCTGTAATTAAATTCATTGTAGATTCTCCTTCGCAAATGTAAGGATTTCGTTATAACCTGCTTCGTCAGCGATTAGAACGTTATACATTTCGGTTGTATTAGTTTCATTTAATTCATCAAACATATTATTTAAAATGTTAGCATCTTCTTCTGATACTTCAATTACTGTTTCATTTTGTAATTGAAACTCACCAGCTTCGATTGATTCATAAGCTGCTGTATACATCTTTGCTGCTGATAAAGGTTTACCGTTAACCATTTGGTCACCTTTACTATAAGCATACAATGATTTAACATTAGAAAATACTTCTGCTAATTTATTTTGCCACCATTCTTCAGGATCTTGTCCTTCCATTTTTAGATATTCTTGGATTTCTTCAGTGGCATAACAAATGAAATGTAGTTGTTTCATCATCATAGGAATTTCTTGTTGGGGACTTTCAAGCAATTCTTCCTCTGTTGATACTTTTGCTAACATTTCTTTAAATGTCATTGATAATGTTTTACCATTACTATCTTTAATGGTGACTGATGTTGGACCTGTTTTAGGTTTACCATCACCTTTTAAAACTTTTTTCTTTTGTACTTCAGGTTCGATAGTTTTAGCAGAATCTGTTTCTGATTCTTTAGTTTCTGCCTTTTTAACAGGTTTCTTTTCAGCATTTAGCTTATCACCTGAACAACCACCTTCCTCAATACCTTTAATCTCATTACCACAGCAAGAACATTCTTTACCGATTTCTTCAACCTTATGTTCTCCACCACAGTGTTCACAAGATTCGTCGCAACCACAAGAAGCCTTTAATTCTTCTTCCATTGATTCTTCGTCATCTTTCTTTTCGTCTTTCTTTTTATTGACTCCAAGAATTTCTGTAATAGATTTTTGTTCAGCAACTTGCTTACCTGCACCTGCACGTTGTGGCAAAGTTTGAGCAACTTTAGTTTTATAAGCTAAGTCGTAACTCGTATCACCTTCTTGGTCAGCAGGTCGCTTACCATTGCCTATGCCAGGAATCTCACCAGTAAAAACGTGGTCAGGAGCAACAGGGTGTTTAATCACCTCAATTGTATGTTGGTCCTTAAAGCGTCTTTCTTCAGGTGCTTTTGGTTGAGCAATTTCTGAGACGAGATCTTTAAAATTTTTCATATTTAGTCCCTAGTTTTATTTACACTATACTTTTATTTATATTATTAATATGCATCATCTTCTGCATGTCCACCTTGAGCCTTTTCATCTGCAATTTCATCTTCCATTTTCTGTGCATCTTCTTCAGACATTTGCAGAATGTTTTGAGTAATCCACTGATGAGAGAAATACTTTCCTGTGTAATCGGATATATCCCTTAAAGTATTCAATCTTTCTCTCAGAATCTCAGCTTCCTTTAATTCCTCAAAATAATTATCTTTAACAAAATCATAACGTATGTCATTACGGATTTCGTTAAATTCCTCAGGTGTTAAAATTCCTTTTAGAATTAATTGTTTCTCTAATACCATATTGAATATCCATGAGAAACGTGCACGAATTCTTCTAATAAATTTACCAAACTTCAGTTCATCTCGAGTAATCTCTGATGTTCTACCGAAGGTTGCCATTGCCTCTGGTTCTAAACGCGATAAAGGTACTTTCAACGCTTTATATAATTTGCGTTGAAAATACTCTAAGTTTTCGTTACCACTCAATCCTGGTGCATTACCTCCTGCGAGGGTATCAACTTCAGTTGACCTTTCTCCACCACGACGAGGGAACCAAAAGTCCTCAGTCATTGTTAGCATCTTACGAGAATCAGTAATCTGTCCTGATTCTGAATTGTACTGTAACTTGTTCTTATGTCGAGCCATCATATCTCTAAGATATTGCTCTGCCTTATTCTTTGGCAAGTTACCTACATCAATATAAAAAATTCTTCTTTCTGGTGCTCTTGTTAACGTGTATATTACAACAGCATCTTCCAACATTCTCAGCTGATTTAAAGCTTTACCTGCTGGATGTAAATGAGATAATACTAAACTGTTATTCTCATTCATCAATCCTGAAGTTACTCTTGCTATAGAGTCCTTCGCAATCTTTACACCTGTTGTACTTGAAGTACCACCGGCTCCTGTACCCGCATTCTGAAACCCGTTTTCAGAATACATATAATACTCATTTTTAACTTTCTTAACAGGTATTCCTGAATGCTTATCTTTACTCTTCTTGTCTACTTCTCGTATCAATTTTAGTTTACGAGGGTCAACATATCTTAATTCTAAAACACCTTTCTTTACATCCTCAGGGTCAATAATAATATGATAATTTAATCTTCCGTCAACGTAGAACTTGAAAAACATATCATATGCATTGTTTGTAAAATCAAATAATGCAAGTATGTTATCAAATTCTTTAATAACCGACTTCTTTACTTTATCTGATAAAACTGTTTCTCCTAAAGAGATTTCAACAACTCTATCATTTGTATCAACACTAATTGCCTCATTCACAATGTCATCAATTGCCTGAGAAACCTCAGGCTGCATTGACATGTGACGATATCTTGTAATTAACTCAGATTCCGTTTTAGCGGAACCTTCCATATCAAGTATCGTATTATAAAAACCACCTAGAGCATTACCAACCGTAATCGCTCCATCATCATTAGAGGGTTCGGCAAAAGAAACCGGTAAAGTGGTCTCCTCCTCTGCCCTCTTTATATCAAAGCCAAAAATTTTCAAAATATCACCTATTATTTAATTATGTAGTTGGAATACCAGTATTTCCTTCGACTGTCCATAAGTCGTAGTCGAAGCTTACTGTAAATTCCTGAATACCTGCTGCGGTATCCCATCCCATTGCCATTGAGCTAACGGTTGTTGGGAATAATCCCTCAAATTTATATGTTCTAAGAGGATCTCCATTTTTACTGAAATGCGTAATTAATGCATCAGTTTTATAATCCTGGGGTAAACCAGAAATATTTCCTTGGTGTGAATTAATAGAATTCATCCACGCTTCCATAGAATTGCGAATTTGATAATCCTCATCATTAATAACTGTCACTTCCCAAGTAGCGAATGTTCTATCACCTGCATATGCAACCTGTCTTCCGAAATAATTCACTTTGTAAGAAGCGATATCGGAAGCAGGAATGTTTGCACCTTTAACCATGAATGGAATTTTGAAATCAGCCACCGGGTCAACAGGGTTTAGAATTTGCACTTGGAAAAGATTAGCTCGAGCACCACCGCCAGTTAACTGGGATTTGAACTCATTAATATTAAACGCCATTCTTATTCTCCTTTATTTAATAATTATTTATTATGTTAGTGACCCAACGATTTCATCAAACTCTACACCGCTTCTTGTTGCCACGAAAGTTAATTCGATAACATTAATTGAACGTGCAGGTTTAATAAAGATATTAGCTCTGAACTTACCTTGGTCAATAACCGAAGGTGTATTAACAGTTGTGTCAGAAACTACTCTAAAATCAACAATTCCTCTTTTACCTTGAATGTCTCTTAAGAATGGTTCAACGATTCCTTTGAATTGTGATTGAGTAAACTCATCGTTCAATTCAAATAAGAATCCTTCGGCTGCATTGGCAATTGCCTTTTCAACCGCTATAAACAATCTTCTAACATTAATACTATCAAATGCAGAGTTAGCACCTAATCCTGTTTTATCACCGAATAGAACAATTCCTCGTCCTACCTGAGCCATAACTGGATTAATATTTGAACTATACAATTGGTCTCTTTGAGCTTTGTTAGGATTGAAAGCAAGCTTAACAACATTCTTGATTACACCCTTACGGAAACCGGCAGGAGATTCAAAAGGTTCAACTCTTGAAGAAAGACCTGCGATATCACCGTTAAGTGGAGTATATCTATATACATCGTTATATCTATCGTATCTATACTTGTAACCAGAATCCATTACATAGTAAGAAGAAGCTGGGAGGCTGTTCTTAAATGCAATAATGTTTGCTAATTTAGTTTCTGATTTTGATTCATCAACAACGTCTGCTTTAGAAGGGGAAACAAATGCAACTGCATCTTTTCTGTAATCAGCAATATTTGAAATCAAGTATGTAGCAAGATTACCTGCATCGTCTGATTTACCACCTAATACGAATGATATATCAATTTCGTTTGAAGATTTGAATAAATCATAAGCAGATGCTAAGTCAGCAAGTGTTGCTGTAGATTCTGTTCTACCATCTGTACCAACGTTTGCGCTGTTATCAGCTAAGTCGCCGGTTAGACCGCCTACGTTAACACCTAATGATTCATATTGCGCTGTTTGAGCTTCAAAATGAGTTGTATTAGCAACTTTAACCCAAGCTGATTGTTGTTCAATAACTTCTTTATAGTAGTTGGTACGACCATCAGGAAGTTTTGCAGTTGAGGATGTTGATACATCAGAATATATTTCTAATAATGTTCCAGCATCTCCACTAATTAAACCATCTTCGTCAATAACTGCGATATGATAATTACCTGTACTTGGAGCAGTTATAAATGATTTTGAGTATGCCCACTTTCTACTGATTTTTAACTTATTTAAAGATGTTTCAGTTAATCTGTAAGGACTTGCTAAAGTTATGTCATAAGCATGCGAAGTAATTAATGCAGTGTTTGCAGTTTCTTGACCATCGGCAGCTCTTGTAGTTTCAGTAATACTGTCAAGGACAATTTCTTGATAGCCAACTGAATCGTTACCAATAACAAGTATATCACCTGCTACAACCGGTTCAGTATTTGCTAAATCAATTGCGTTTGATGGAATTACCTCAAATGAAATTGTGTTACTGTTAAATGTAATTGTTTGCGCGGTTGCTATAACCTCAGAGTTTGCACCTGTGATTCGTGTAGTTGGAATTTCTGCTGCAGCAATTATATCTGTTGAAAAGTTTGTATCTTTAACATATGCAACTTCTAATGAATTACCCAAGGATCCTGGATATAATGCATCAAATGAACCAGATGTTGTGACGTTAATGTCACCATTTGCATGGTAAGAAACAGAACTTGAGGAAGCAGTAACTGCTCCATTGTCTGCACGGGCAACCCATAATGCGTTTGCGTATGAAAGATAGTCTGCAGCTACAAAGAATGTTTCATAGTTATCGTCATTGGGTTCACCAAAACGTTGTACTAATTCATTCTCTGAAGAAACAAGAATTGCTTCACCTACAGGACCCCATCTAAACACACCAGCCATTGCTGCAGGTGGTGTTGCGATGGCAGGAACCGATGCTGATGCGTCCACCTCTCGAACAATTACGGAAGGACTTACGGAAAAAGCCATATTATTCTCCTTTAATATTATCTATTTTAAATCTATTTACTATTTTATAGTTATCACAGTTTTATTTATAATAATTGAAATTTATATCTCAAATGTTCTTTCTGGTCTATATTCAATCCATCCTTGCTCGTCTGGCGTAGGATCTCCTGTATCTATAAATCCGAAAGGTAATAATTCTTCATCAAGCTGTTGTTCTGTTTTTTCTTTCAACGCTGCTAAGGTATTAATATCTGTAAGTTCTCTAAAGAACCGTTGGTCAGATAACCATGCAAACAGTACTAAGGTCATTACGAGATCATCATTAAAACCTGACTCTGCTTCATAAGAATTACCTTTTTTACTAAAACGTGATAACTCCTGTATTGTGTTATAATCCTGTATTATTAACTGATTTTGTTCAATTAATAGTTTCAATATAGAACAACCTTTTGATTTTACACTTCTTGTTGTTCGTATTCCATGATCTGCTCTCTTCCCTCCAAAATTTGATACTTGCTTCCCGGCTCTCCCGTGGTTTTCAGTAAAGAGAAGATTTTCATAGCCGTAATCCATAAAGAGTATATCTGCAACTTGTTCACCGATATCATTAATTTCAATTAAAACTGCACTCTCATTGTACATCAGCCCTATTCTATATATAACAGAAGCAAAGTCTACTGGACTTATCGTATTATCCTTAAAGACACATACTTGCTTGTATGGCATTTCTGTTGCGTCAAGTATAGTGAACGCCGAATAATCAAGACCTTTACCTCTCGATACATCAACTATCATAACATATGAACGTTCTGGGATTACTGCTTCATATTGTGTAATACCTTCAGCCTCATGTATTGGCACAGAAGGAGCAAGTTCTTTGAGTTTGGCACCACTTATTAGTGTACCTGAACTACCTAAGAACTGACAACAATATTCCTGCTCAAACTTTTCTTGGTCAAAATCTAAAGCTTCGAGAGTTTCATCTTTCCAATTTTCATCTCTTCCAGGAACATCATACCACATTACTTCAACAAACTCATATCCATTTGTTCCTTCTCTGGCACCTTTACAAGTTTTCCAAAAATGGTTTAATCCATTAGGTGTTGAAGTCATTAATAATTTTGTACTTTGACCTGATGAAATTGTTGGATATACAGAAGCAAAGAATTCATTAAAGCCTTCAATAAACGCAACCTCATCAAGATATAGGAATGAAATAGATTTACCACGAATTGCTGAACTCGTTGTTGTTCCTGCATAAATCTTACAACCATTCTCTAATGTTATATTACCTTTATTCCATTCTTCAATACCTTGCTGCATCCACTTAGGTAATGCTTCATAAGCAAGCTGTATCCTTCCTAATACCTCTCTTGCCGCATCTCCTTTGTTTGCCAATATGGCAACAGTCTTGAATTCATTAAACAAGATGTAGTGTAATATAACTGCTACTGCTGTTGTAGTCTTTCCTGCTTGTCTTGATGTTAATACAGCAACACGCCTTGAATCTGTAATCTTTCTTGTAATATCTTTTTGGTAATCATACATATTCATTGGAATTAATCCTTTATCAACATGTACAATTTTAATATAATTCTCAGCAAAGTAAACTGGATCTTCAGCACACTTCATATACTCTTTAAGCATTTCAGGAGTAAATTCTATTTGTTCTCCAATCTTTTTAAGATATGAATTG